CATTAAAAATTCCCCGGGGGTGATATTTAGGAAAGCGTTTACTCAGCATGGCATTTAAAAGAGCTCACAAGGTTGACTTCTTCATTTCTTTCATTCTCCTTTCAAAAGGTTTTAGTCGGCTTTGTGAGTTCTTTTAAATGCTATGCAAAACTATATGTAACCCCCATGAAACAATACGAGAACCATACAATATTTAACCGAGAGGAGGCAGTAATTATTATGGATAATGAATTAACCCACTACGGAGTCCTTGGTATGAAGTGGGGAGTTAGAAAAGCGGATAAAATCGGATCTCGAAAAGACGGTTTCACTATAAAAAAAGGAGCAACGATTTATAGAACGGCGGCTACAGATTCTGAAAAAAACAAAGAAGGACATGCTTTTGTTTCGATAGATAAAAAAGATGCTCTTGGATATATGCGTAGAGGAAGCGCATTCAATCAAGCGGCATATAATATGACTTTTAAAGTAACTAAAGATCTAGTCGCTCCTTCGATGAAAGTTAGAGTTGATGAATTCATAAAACTTCTTGACTCCGATGATGATTTTAAAAAAGCATTAGCTAACTCGGAAGCTCAGTATAATGTTTTTTCATCCCCAGATAAAATCAAAGCTAAAATAGATCAACTTAAAACCTATGACGAAAAGGCTCGATTATATAAAAATTCATTAGCATTGGGAGTGGCATCGAATTCCGAAGTTAGAGAAAAATATTTAAAAAGTCTTTCCGATTTAGGTTATAACATGATGATCGATGATGCCGATGCCGGAATTATATCTCGTGTTCCGTCCATCATATTCGACCGACAAGATAGTCTGGAAGTAATTTCAATAAAACCAGTAACCCGACAAAGTATACGGGAACTAAAAAGACAAACATAATCATAACCAAATCATATTTAATCGAGAGGAGGCAGTAAGGATGAAGAAAGCTAAGGCTGTAACCTCTTATGATTCTTCGAGAAAGATGAGACCGGCTTTATCTCCGGAAGCCAGGGAGAATCAGCTAGTGTCCTTGGCCGTGGACCTTGCTGAGAAACAGTTATTAGAAGGAACTGCTTCTTCTCAGGTCATCACACATTACTTAAAGCTTGGCTCAACCAAAGAGAAAATCGAAAAGGAAATTCTCGAGAAACAGAAAGAGTTGATTGAAGCAAAAACACAATCGTTACAGTCGGCGCAAAGAATTGAAGAGCTTTATACAAATGCTCTTGACGCTATGAGAAACTATAGTGGACAAGGTGACTCAGATGATTAGGACATATTCAGAACTATCCAAGTTACAAACATTTGAGGAACGATACCAATATCTAAAACTCAATGGAGCTGTTGGAGAAGAGACATTTGGATTTGATAGATTCATTAACCAGAACTTTTATAAGTCGCCTGAATGGAAAGCCGTTCGCGATTTTGTGATTGTGAGAGATAACGGTTGTGACCTTGGCATTGAAGGTTATGAGATTAGAGGAAAGATTTATATACATCACATGAATCCGATTCTGCCAAAAGACATCGTGACTCAAAGCGGGTTTCTGTTAAATCCAGAATACTTAATCTCTACCACTCATCCAACTCATAACGCAATTCACTATGGCGACGAAAATCTGTTGATTAAAGCTCCGATTGAGCGAACTAAAAATGATACCTGCCCATGGAGGCATAAATAAAAGGAGGAAGCGATAAATGTACCAGGATGATACGTTCAACACTACATATGAATCCGAAAGCCATGACGAGCCGGAAGAAATTAAAATTGGTCTTGTAGCGGACTGTAAGAAACTCAATATTCGTGAAAGACCCGCAGTGGACGCTCCTATCGTCTGCGAAGTTGTTTACCAGACCGAGCTTATGATTGATGAAAACGAATCAACCGAAGAATTTTATAAAGTCTATACGGCCTCTGGTATTGAGGGATTCTGTATGAAAAAGTTTATCGCAATTCAATCGTAAAGGAGGATTACTATGGAGAGTATACTGACATCAATTAAGAAGATGCTCGGAATTGCGGAAGAGTATACACACTTCGATGCGGACTTAACTATGCACATCAATTCTGTGCTATCGATTTTAACTCAGATTGGTGTCGGTCCCTCCGAAGGTTTTTCGATCGAAGACAAGTCTTCAGTATGGACGGATTTTATTCCATCTAATTCAAGATTGGAATTAGTAAAGTCCTATGTGTATATGAAGGTCAAGCTTCTTTTCGATCCTCCTCTTATTTCCGCTGTGATCGAGTCTACAAACCGAATTATATCAGAGCTTGAATGGAGAATTCAAGTTGCGGCGGATCCTGTAAAAACAATTGAAGAGGAGGAAATTCAAAATGAATAATAACGAACTAAAACATTACGGTGTCCTCGGTATGAAATGGGGTGTAAGACGTTACCAGAACAAAGACGGAACTCTTACACCAACTGGTAAAAAACGTTATGATCGAGATATTCAAACTAATCTATCTAAAAAAAAAGATTCTAGGATAGATACCAGTAAACCCGATCCGAAACGGTGGGTTAAAGAAGACATAGAACGCAAAAAAAGAACAGTCGATACAAGTTCTGATCTAGTTAAACAAATGCGAAATATAGAAAAAGAAACTCGTCCGAGATCCACTAAACAAAAAATGGACCTATCTAAAATGACGGATAAAGAAATGCGTGACCGCATCAATCGTGAGCTTTTAGAGAAACAGTATAATACTTTGTTTGCACCCGAAATCGCACCGAGTATTTCAAAGGGGCGAGATTTTACCAAAAAAACATTAGATGTTGCTGGGACTACACTTGCTTTAACGGGTTCTGCGTTGTCTATAGCGTTAGCCATTAAAGAACTTAAGGGATAAGGAGAATAAATTATGGCATTATCAAACACTGCCGTTCCAAAATATTACGGCATGTTTCGAGATGCCGTTATCCGAGGGGAGATTCCGGTATGCAAAGAAATCTCAATGGAGATGAACCGTATCGACGATCTCATTGCTAACCCCGGAGTTTACTATGACGACCAAGCAGTTGAAGGATGGATAAATTATTGTGAATCTGAATTAACTTTAACCGATGGCGGCGACTTACATTTGTTAGATAGCTTTAAGTTATGGGGTGAACAAGTTTTTGGTTGGTATTACTTTGTTGAACGAAGCGTTTATGAACCAAATCCAGACGGACACGGTGGACACTACGTAAAGAAGACCATTAAGAAACGCCTCATTAACAAACAGTATCTTATAGTTGGAAGAGGTGCTGCTAAGTCCCTATATGATTCGTGCATTCAGTCATATTTCCAAAACGTTGATACGTCAACGACTCATCAGATTACGACAGCTCCTACAATGAAACAGGCTGAAGAAGTAATGTCCCCTATTCGTACAGCTATAACTCGATCAAGAGGTCCTTTGTTTAAGTTTCTTACAGAAGGTTCGTTGCAAAATACCACCGGAGCTAAAGCTAAACGAATGAAGTTAGCCTCTACAAAGAAAGGTATTGAGAACTTTCTTACTGGTTCTTTGATAGAGATACGTCCGATGTCAATTGCCAAACTTCAAGGTCTCCGAACAAAAGTAGCAACCGTAGATGAATGGCTTTCCGGAGACATCCGAGAGGACGTTGTTGGCGCTATTGAACAGGGTGCTTCTAAAGTTGATGACTATTTAATTGTAGCAACAAGTTCAGAAGGTACTGTTCGAAACGGGAGCGGCGATACAATCAAAATGGAGTTATCAGACATTCTTAAAGGTGATTACATTAATCCTCATGTTTCGATTTGGTGGTACAAACTTGATTCAATCGACGAAGTTTCTAATCCGGAAATGTGGATAAAGGCCAATCCAAATATTGGCAAGACCGTTAGCTATGAAACTTATCAACTAGATGTCGAAAGAGCAGAAAAAGCCCCGGCAGCTAGAAACGATATTTTGGCAAAGCGTTTTGGGATTCCCATGGAGGGTTACACTTACTACTTCACTTATGAAGAAACCCTCAAACATAGGAAACGAGACTTTTGGCAAATGCCTTGTGCCTTGGGTGGTGACCTTTCACAAGGTGATGATTTCTGTGCGTTTACATTTCTGTTTCCTCTACCAAATGGTTGTTTTGGTGTCAAAACCAGAAACTACATATCTTCGTTAACACTAATGAAATTACCAGCGGCCATGAGAATTAAGTATGACCAATTTATGAACGAAGGAAGTTTGATCGTTCTTGAGGGAACTGTGCTCGACATGATGCAGGTTTATGAGGATTTAGACAGTCATATAACTGAATGCGGTTATGATGTGCGATGTTTCGGCTTTGATCCATACAACGCAAAAGAGTTTGTTGAACGTTGGGAATCCGAAAATGGACCATTTGGTATTGAAAAAGTTATACAGGGTGCAAAAACAGAGTCCGTTCCTTTGGGTGAGTTGAAGAAACTCTCCGAGGAGCGGATGCTTTTATTTGACGAGGAATTGATGACTTTTGCCATGGGTAACTGCATTACTTTGGAAGATACGAACGGAAACCGTAAATTATTAAAGAAACGATATGAGCAGAAGATCGATGCTGTGGCCGCTATGATGGATGCCTATATCGCTTATAAAGCTAATAAAGATGCTTTTGAGTAAAGGTGGTGATTAGCATATGGATAATGGATTGGCCCATCACGGTATTCTCGGAATGAAATGGGGTGTACGAAGAACCCAAGCCCAGCTCGGTAATCTTACTAAAAAAGACAACAAATGGGTCAAGAAAAACACTGAGAAAATAACGGAGAAGGCCAGAAAAAAATCTTCGAAAGAGTTGATGAAATACGCCAATGAGTTAATGAAAGATCCAAATGCCGTTAATAAATCAGGCAAACTCAGTGCGGCCACTATTAATTCTTATAACAAAAAAATGGCTTCTCTTATGAATGATAAAGTTTCCGACTTGACGTCACCATCTGGAAAAGTTGTGCGATTTGTAGCCAAACGAGGAGAAGTTGGAGTTTTCATGGCACTTGCTGATCAAGGTTATAACATGAATCAGCTTAAGAATGGAATTTACGATTCTGGCAAAGTCGCATATAGAAGCACCGTTGTTGATAAAGTCGAAAGGTAAAGGAGGTGGTGATTCAAAATGGATGTGACATTTGGTTCTAGACTGAAACATGCTTGGAATGCGTTTCTCAACAAAGATCCTACTGACTATTTCAAAGATGTCGGAATTGGATATTCTTATCGTCCAGACAGACCTAGACTTACAAGGGGTAATGAGCGATCTATCGTAACTTCAGTATACAACCGTATTGCGTTGGACGCTTCAGCAATCAACGTCCAGCATGTTAGGCTAGACAAAAACAATCGTTTCCTATCAACCATCGATTCAGGGTTAAACACCTGCCTTACAGTCGAAGCCAATATTGACCAAACTGGTAGAGCTTTTATACAGGATGTTGTTATGTCAATGCTGGACGAAGGAAGCGTGTCTATTGTTCCAGTAGACACGACCTTTAATCCAGAGGCTACCAGTTCATATGACATAAATTCAATGAGAACTGGTCAGATTTTGGAATGGCATCCAAATCATGTTAAGGTTCGTGTTTATAATGAAAAGACTGGACTGAAAGAGGACATCATGATGCCAAAGAATATGGTTGGCATTGTTGAAAATCCTTTGTATGCAGTTATTAACGAACCAAATTCAACCATGCAGCGCCTCATTCGAAAACTGAATCTTTTGGATAGTGTAGACGAACAGAGCAGCTCTGGTAAGTTGGATTTAATTATTCAGTTGCCATATGTAATCAAGACAGAAGCAAGACGCCAACAGGCCGAAAAACGGCGTAAAGATATTGAGGATCAATTGGCTGGTTCTAAGTATGGTATTGCTTATACCGATGGTACTGAGCATATTACACAGCTGAATCGTGCCGTCGAGAACAATCTAATGAAGCAGATTGAATACCTAACGAGTATGCTATACAGCCAGTTGGGGATCACTCAGAGCATCTTAGATGGTACTGCGGACGACAAGACAATGTTGAATTACCACAACCGGACGATTGAGCCTATTCTTTCGGCTATTGTTGATGAGATGAAACGAAAGTTTCTCACAAAAACTGCTCGGTCACAATTGCAGTCGATTTCATTCTTCAGAGACCCGTTCAAACTTGTTCCGGTTAATGAGATTTCTGAGATCGCTGATAAGTTTACTCGAAACGAGATCGCATCTTCGAATGAAATACGGCAAGTTATCGGTTGGAAACCATCGAAAGATCCGAAAGCGGACGAGCTTAGGAATAAGAATCTGAGTGAGCCGTCAAAAGATAAAACCGATTCAATGAATGATGTGACTGAAGAAAAGATCGGGACGGCAAATAACAAATCGAAGGAGGAAAATTCAAAATGAAGAAATTTGATTTCAGTGGCTGGGCTACCCGAAATAATCTCAAGTGCTCTGATGGTAGAACCATCATGAAAGATGCATTTAAAGATAACAATGGGCAGACGGTTCCCCTCGTATGGAACCACCAGCATAACGACCCTCTGAACGTTCTTGGGCACGCACTGCTTGAGAATCGCGATGAGGGTGTCTACGCATACTGCAAATTCAACGAAACGGAATCCGGCAAGAACGCTAAGCTTTTGGTCGAGCACGGTGACGTGTCTGCTCTGTCTATCTATGCAAACCAACTTAAGCAGCAGGGTTTCAGCGTGCTTCATGGCGCAATTCGTGAAATCAGCCTCGTTCTGGCAGGCGCGAACCCCGGTGCGTTTATCGATGCTGTAATTCGACATGGAGAGGAATCCGATGAGGAAGCCATCATCTATACGGGTGAGAACATTGCGCTGTATCATGCCGATGATCAGAAGGAGGACAAACCCGAGGACAAGAAAGAAGAGTCTAAGAGCGAGAAAAAAGAGGACGAGGAAACCGTTGCCGACGTCTTCAATACTCTTAATGAAAAACAGAAAACGGTAGTTTATGCAATGATCGGGCAGGCTCTTGAGGAAAAAGAAGAGCCCGAAGATAACAATAATAATGACGATTCTAAAGGAGGAAATAATATGAAGCACAACGTGTTTGACAAGGAAGATATTCAGGAGGATGTTCTGAGCCATTCCGATATGGAAGCCATCTTTGCTGATGCCAAGCGTTACGGCAGCCTGAAGGACAGTGCCCTTGCCCACGGTATCGAGAACATCGATTACTTGTTCCCCGATGCCAAGAACGTTACCAACACCCCGCAGTTAATCCAAAGAGATATGGGCTGGGTTGAGAAGGTCATGAAGTCTGTCCACCACACCCCGTTCTCCCGCATCAAGTCTATTTTGGCTGACATCACCGAGGAAGATGCCCGTGCCAAGGGGTATATCAAGGGTAAACTCAAGAAGGAAGAAGTGTTCTCTCTATTAAAGCGTACCACTTCTCCAACCACTGTTTATAAGAAGCAGAAACTGGATCGTGACGACGTTGTCGACATCACAGATTTCGACGTTGTCGCATGGCTGAAATCCGAGATGCGTATGATGCTGGACGAGGAAATTGCCCGCGCTGCTCTGGTCGGTGACGGCCGTTTGGCTTCTTCCGATGACAAGATTAATGAACAGAATATTCGTCCTATCTGGACCGACGCTGATCTATACACCATTAAGGCTCCTGTAACTGTTGCTGCTGATGCTACAGCTGACCAAAAGGCTAAGGCATTTATTCGTGCGGCCATCAAGTCCCGTAAGAGCTACAAGGGTTCCGGCGAGCCTACTCTATATACCACGGAGGATGTTCTTACCGATTGTCTGCTTATGGAAGACACCACTGGTCGAGTTATCTACGATTCTGTTTCGAAGCTTGCTACCGCTCTTCGCGTTAAGGAAATCGTAACTGTTCCAGTAATGGAAAATCTCAGCAGAGTCGACGATGGTACTACGTATGGCCTTATGGGTATTATCGTCAACTTGACCGATTACAATATCGGTGCCGATAAAGGTGGAGCCGTTAATATGTTCGACGATTTCGATATCGACTACAATGCTCAAAAGTACCTGATTGAGACCCGCTGCTCTGGTGCTTTGATTAAGCCCTATTCTGCCATCGCTCTCGAAATGTCTTTTCAGTAAGTCTCGTTGTTGAGCCTGAAGATAGCGAGGCCGAATGGTTAGGTAAGTCGGTTGGTGACTTACAGTCAGGCATTATCGTCCATGATACCTTTATTGACGGTACTCTCCATCACGTAACAGACTTCACCGGATTTTCTAGCAACGTGGAACAGCAGTCTGGTAATTTCCTTGTTCTTAAGTTTGAACATAGCGAAGGAGCCTCGACAACTGTTGAGATTCTTGGAGGTACATCTGGTCCTGTAACTCTTGACTCTGATATGATTTGGGTCGGCCGTATTGCCAATACGAATCAGCGGATCAGGGTAATCACCACGCTCGATGGTGTGTACATCACGAAGACCTTTACTCTTAATAGTTTGGAACTTGAGGAAGAGGTTGTCGGATAATTAGCAAAGGGGAGAATTCAAAATGGCTAAATTTTACGGAGTAATCGGCTACGCTGAAACGGTGGAAACAAAGCCAGGAGTGTGGAAGGAGCAGATTACCGAAAAAATGTACTACGGTGAACTTGTCCGAAATACTCGTAGACTTCAGACCACCGACCAACTCAACGACAACATCAATGTTGCAAATGAGATCAGCATCGTATCCGATCCGTTTGCCAATGAGAATTTCCATTCGATGCGCTACGTTGAGTTTATGGGTGCTAAATGGAAGATATCAAATGTCGAAGTTCAGTACCCGAGACTAATATTGACTATAGGGGGTGTATACAATGCCCCGTAGGCTTAAACTACAGACTTTACTAGAGGAATTACTCGGAAGTCGAAATGTGTATTTTCAACCCCCTGAGTCAATAAAACTAAAATACCCCGCCATTGTTTACGGTCTCGAAGACATCGGGAACACGTTTGCAAATGACGGGGTTTATTTATCTCAGAGGAAATATTCCATAACTGTGATTGATGAAGATCCTGATAGTGAAATTGTGGGTAGAGTTATTGCTTTACCAACTTGTCGATTCAATCGTCATTTCGAATCGGATAATCTTAATCATGATGTTTTCACTTTACAATATTAAAAGGAGGACTAAAAAATGTCTAAACTTGTTTGGGATAAAACCGGCGAACGTTTTTACGAAACCGGTGTAAATCAGGGCGTGCTCTATCTTCAGGGGGAAGGCGGTACATATCCGACCGGTGTCGCCTGGAACGGTCTCACAGCCGTAACCGAGAGCCCTTCCGGAGCTGAAGCAACGCCTCTTTATGCAGATAACATTAAGTATCTGAATCTCATTTCTGCCGAGGAGTTCGGCGCTACCATTGAGGCCTATACCTATCCTGATGAGTTTGCCCAGTGTGATGGTTCCGCTGAGATTGCTACAGGCGTGATGATCGGTCAACAGAACCGCAAAGCGTTTGGTCTTTCTTATAAGACCGTTCTTGGTAACGACTCCGATGGAGAGGATTACGGTTACAAGCTTCACATTATTTACGGAGCTCTAGCGGCTCCCTCAGAGAAGGGTTACGCCACTATTAACGATAGTCCTGAGGCGATCACTTTCTCCTGGGAAGTTACTACCACGCCTGTTTCCGTGACCGGCGCAAAGCCCACTGCTTCTATCACGATCGACTCTACTAAGGCCGACGCAACTAAGTTGGCTGCTCTGGAGGCCATTCTTTACGGTAAAGATGCGACGGTCGAACCCGAGGCTCCCGCAGTGGAACCAAGGCTTCCCCTTCCCGACGAAATCACAGCCCTTATGGAAGTTAGCGCAGGTTAAACACAAGACAACATCACGACTAAATGTACGGGGAGTCGTATTCAGGATTAGGGCTAGCGGCTCCCCACTTTTATTATTGAAAGGAGAAAATTTATTATGTTGAAAAAAACCATCACATATGAAGACTTCGACGGAAACAAAAGGACCGAGGATTTCTACTTCAATCTTTCTAAGGCAGAGGTCTTAGAAATGGAGATGGGTGTTTCTGGTGGTATGACCCAAATGCTTAACAAGATCGTTGCTGCACAGGACGGTGAAAGAATTATTAAGACTTTCAAAGAGATCATTCTTAAAGCTTACGGTGAAAAATCTCCGGATGGAAAGAGGTTTATCAAGTCTGAAGAACTTTCTACAGCTTTTTCTCAGACAGAAGCATACTCTCAGTTGTTTATGGAACTGGCGATAGATGCGGATGCAGCAGCTAAGTTTGTGAACGGCATTGTTCCGGTAGTAGAGACTACTCAGCCGACATTGGCTCCGGTTACACATCAATAAAAATGTTGGGAGGGTTGAGGAATGCTTCGAATTACAATACCGGCTGTTGAGCAATGGGATGAAATTAAACAAGAATTCGTCTTCACAAAAGAGCAGACGTTGTCACTGGAGCATTCTCTCGTCTCTCTTTCAAAATGGGAATCCAAATGGTGCAAAGCATTTCTTACAAAGCAGGAAAAAACACTCGAAGAAACTTTGGACTATATAAAATTTATGACTATTACGAAAAACATAGATCCCGAAGTATATAACTATCTGACTAATAGAAACATTATTGAGATTAACGAATATATAGAAGCTCCGATGACAGCTACTTATTTTTCGGATGAAAAAATCAGTAAAACAAACAGAGAATTAATTACGGCGGAAATTATTTATTATTGGATGATTGCGTTGAACATCCCATTTGAGTGTCAAAAGTGGCATCTTAATCGCCTTCTCACTTTAATCAAAGTTTGTAATATTAAAAATCAGCCACCAAAGAAGAGAGGTAAGAAAGAGATAATGAGTCGTAACAATGCCCTGAATGCGGCTCGTAGAAAACAATTGAACACGAGAGGGTGACGTGATGAAAAAAAAACAACGATGTCCGACCGGAAGGAGAGGAAACATCATGAACCTTAATTATCGTTACCATAATGGAGAAATCGACGACGATTTACCCTATGTGGGCGAACTAAAACTAGACACCGTAAGCGGAAAAGTTTACGACGAAGAGGGTGACGTACTGGATGCCGAGACTTTTCTAAGTTTCTGCGCCGGAGGAGATGGGAGAGATAAAGATGAGCAATAGCCCTTTGGTCGTATATACAAAAATATCTCCGTTCAAAAGTGCGCCGCGAAATAAGACAATAACAAAAATCACTCCGCACCATGTGGGGGGTAATCTCACCGTCGAGTCTATAGGACAGGTATTTCAAACACCAAAGCGAAACGCCTCATCTAATTATGGCATCGGTTCCGATGGACGAATTGGAATGTATGTGGAGGAAAAAGATCGATCATGGTGTAGTAGCAGCTTGGCAAACGATAATGCCGCTTTAACGATCGAAGTGGCTAATGACAGCGGAAGCCCTAACTGGACTGTATCGTCCGCTGCTTGGGAAGTTCTTGTGAGATTATGTGTTGATATGTGTCGAAGAAATCACGGAATAAAACAAAAAAACGGTCGCCCTGGTATTTATTGCGACGATACACCAAACGCTTCACTCACCTTTCATAGATATTTTTCAGCTACTGGGTGTGCCCAGCCGTACATTTGGAATAGACGTCAGCAACTATGCGACGAAGTCAACAAGCGGCTTAATATCAAAATTAATACGGAGGATAATGATATGAATATTGATAGGTTTGAAGAGCTTTGGTTGGAAATGCGGAAAAGACTGAAAGACAATGACAGTAATGCATATAGTAACGACGCTAGAACTTGGGCCATTACCAATGGTTTGATAGCTGGAGGCGGAACGGCAGAGGATGGAAATCCGAATTATATGTGGGAGGATCTTCTGACTCGCGAGCAGTTTGTAACTATACTTCATCGCTTCGCCCATTTCATAGGTAAAGTATGAAATTATTGTTCTTATGAAGATCAAAAAAAAGTTCGAATGGAGCAAGTTAATGACGCTTCTTGTCGTGCTTGCTGGTTTTGTCATCGCACAGGAGACTCTCGTCCTGATGTATTACTGTATTAAAAACGATTACACTTCTACGGCAGCATGGCTTACTGCAGCTGTCGGTCTAGCCGAGATAATCATTGGCGCCGGTCTTACTGGATATCTTAACCTTGTGAAGTCTGATCACAAGGAAGGCGGAATAACCTTTGAATCAGCGAAGGCTAAAAAATTTCAACATCATGATGATCGCGGGGGTAATGATAATAGTCCTGCAATTTAGAAAGGGGGCAGTAACGCCTCCAAGCAGATAAAGGGGAGAGAGAATGAAAATATTAGAGTTCTTAGCAGTCAATTGGGATAGTGTGGCGGTTGTCGTTGTAGCAATCGCTTTTATCATTTTACTCATTGTTAAAAAACAGCGGACAGTGCTAGATCAAATATTGTTCGCTCTAGTAACTTGGGCGGAAAGAGAATATGGCGGAGGGACCGGAAACCTCAAACTGGCCGCTGTCATTGAAAAAGTTTATCCTAATATTCCAGCCATTATTCGATTATTCATTTCTACTGCAACTCTTGAAAAGTTAATTGAAAAAGCTCTCGAAGAAGCGAAGATTCTCTGGGATAAGAATCCAGCGTTGCTTTCTAATTAATGCTTTTCTAAAAGGAGAATTCCACATGATAAGGTTCAGACAAAAGGGTGACTTCTCTAAATTGACACGTTTCCTGGAGAAAGCCAAAGAAACCGTTCGTCTCGGAGAGTTCGACAAGTACGGTCGGGAGGGAGTAGCCGCTCTTGCGTCTGCAACACCCGTAGACTCCGGACTTACAGCGAGTTCGTGGCGTTATGAGATAACCAATAAACACGGTTCAGCAAAGATTACTTTTTATAACTCAAACATTCAAAATGGAGTTCCAATAGCCATCATTCTGCAGTATGGACATGGAACTCGTAATGGCGGCTGGGTACAGGGGCGAGATTATATCAATCCTGCTATCCAGCCTATTTTTGACAAAATCGTAAATGAAGCATGGAGGGAGGTTACTAAGCTATGAGCAGGACAATCGATTCAAGAGTTGTTGAGATGCAGTTTGACAATAAACAGTTTGAGTCAAATGTCAAAACTACAATGTCAACTCTTGATAAACTTAAACAAAGTTTGAATTTGACCGGAGCCTCCGACATGTCGGGACTTAGCGGAGCTGTAGAATCAGTTCGTATGAAGTTTTCGGCTCTTGAGGTCATGGCAGTAACAGCCCTCGCAAATATCACCAATTCTGCGATTAATGCCGGAAAGAGGATCGTTTCAGCTCTAACTATTGATCCGATAAAGGCTGGTTTCTCAGAGTATGAAACTAAGATCAACGCTATCCAGACGATCATATCCAATACTGCGAGTAAGGGTACGACCATGAAGGATGTTACGCGAGTCATCGACGAGTTAAATACATATGCTGATAAGACGATTTACAACTTCGCTGAGATGACCCGCAATATCGGTACCTTCACGGCTGCTGGAGTTGGTTTGGAAGAATCAGCAAAAGCCATTCAAGGTATTGCTAACTTAGCGGCAGCATCCGGTTCGTCTTCGCAGCAGGCATCGACGGCAATGTACCAGCTTTCTCAGGCATTAGCAACTGGTACGGTAAAACTTATGGACTGGAACTCAGTCGTCAATGCTGGTATGGGTGGCGAGAAGTTTCAGGAAGCTCTTAAGCAGACAGCTAGAGAACATGGAATTGCTGTAGACCAAATTATAAAAGCAAATGGTTCGTTTAGAGACTCGTTGCAAGAAGGATGGCTTTCCGCTGATATTTTGAATCAGACTTTGAATAAATTCACCGTTGATGGTGCGACTAACTACGCCAAGAGTATGATGGAGTCTGGTAAATGGACTCAGGAGCAGGCTGATGCTCTTATTACTGAAGCTCAAGCCATGGAAGATGCCGCCACTAAAGTCAAGACTTTTACTCAGTTATGGGACACTTTGAAGGAAGCTGCTGGCTCTGGCTGGGCTAAGAGTTGGGAAATCATTATTGGTGACTTCGAGGAAGCTAAGACTCTACTCACAGAAGTTAGTGAAGCTATTGGTGGATTTATTAATAAAACGTCTGATGCTCGTAACGAGATGTTGCAGTTCTGGAAAGACAATGGTGGTCGTGCAGCACTTATTGATTCGTTTAGAAACTCGTTTGAAGCATTAGGACAAATTTTAAAACCTATAGGAGAAGCTTTTAGAGAAATCTTTCCTTCAATAACGGGCGCACAATTAGTCTCTATAACAGAAGGACTTAAGAATTTCACAGAAAACCTCAAAATAGGAGACGAAACTGCTAAAAATATTAAAGACACATTCAAAGGTTTTTTCGCTCTTCTTGATATTGGTAAGATGGCTTTAACAGCGATCGCTGGAGGTCTTATTTCTCTTGTTAAAGCATTATTTCCAGTTGCTGGTAGTTTTCTTTCAGTAACCGGTGGTGTTGGAGATTTTATAGTTGCTATTCGTGATGCATTAAAGTCTTCGGATACATTCAATGTTGTAATCCAAAACATCGGTAAAGTCTTAAAACCAGTTGCAGAAGGAATTGTAATGTTTACTGATCTTATAGCAAATGCTTTTAAAGCCGTCAGAGCACCAGACATGACTGGCATTGACGAGTTTACTGGACAAATAGAAAAAAGATTTCAACCTTTAATTAAGATTGGTGAAGCTTTTGAAAAATTCATTTCTTTCTTCTACAATCTAGCATCTACAATCGGTAAGATATTGAGTGGATTGAGCGATAGTATATTTAAATCGCTAAACGATGCCGATTTCAATTCCATATTTGATTTCATAAACAATGGTTTATTCGCTGCAATATTATATGGGATTAAAAAGTTTATAGATTCACTAACTAAGATAACTGATAGTGCTGGAGGATTTTTATCCGGCATTACTGGCATCTTCGATGGGGTTAGAGGATGTTTAGCGGCTTATCAATCACAATTAAAAGCAGGTGTATTATTAAAAATTGCTATATCTATAGGTATATTAGCTGCTGCTCTTCTGACTATATCGATGATTGATTCAGAAAAACTTACTACTTCCTTAGCTGCTATGACAGCAATGTTTGTTGAACTCTTTGGTGCTATGGCCGTATTTAACGCTATTGCGGGGGTTAAAGGTTTCTTTGCAATTAGTGCACTCACAACTGGAATGATAGGTTTATCAATTGCAATTCTTATACTTGCATCGGCAATGAAGAAATTATCTAGTCTTGATTGGAATGGAGTAGCAAAAGGTCTTGCTGCTATAGCTGGTTTGACTGGCATATTAGTAGGAGCAACAAAATTACTAGAAACCAGTTCTAAAAGCTTAATAGCAGTGTCAGTTGGTTTTGTTATATTTGGGACTGCAATATTAATTCTTACCCAAGCTGTAAAACAGTTAGGGGGTCTAGACCTTGCCGACTTGGCTAAAGGATTAGTTGGAGTCGGTGTCTTAATGGCTGAGTTAGTGTTATTTATGAAGGTTGCTGATCTGAGTGGAATGGGAGCAATAAAAAGTGTTGGAATTTTACTTTTAGCAGCTGCCATAACTGTCTTAGCCGGTGCAGTAAAGAAATTAAGCAGTATTAATCTTGGGGATTTGGTTAAAGGGCTTTCAGGACTTGCGGTTATGTTAACAACCATTTTAGTATTTCTAAAACTTTCCGGGAACGCTAAACACGTAATTGCCACTGCGGTCAGTTTAACAATCCTAGGTGCGGCTATGAATATATTCGCTGCCGCTATCATCAAAATGGGAGCAATGTCTTGGGAACAGATGGCCAGAGGACTCATAGCTTTAGGTGGCGCTCTTGCTATCATAACAGTTGCCCTTATAGCCATGCCTAAAAACATATTTGTTATGTCCCTCGCGCTTCTTGACATTGCTGGTGCTATGATGATGTTAACCGTTGTCTTGGATGCGTTCGCTAGCATGTCTTGGGAAGAATTAGGCAGGGGCCTGTTAGGGTTAGCCGCTTCCCTAGTTCTTGTCGTCGCTGCTTTCGTCGCCCTAGCAAAGACCGGCTCGATTGTGGACTCATCGTCCTTCGTCATTCTCGCTTTGGGTATTACTTTATTGGCCACCGCATTAAAAACTATCGGTTCCATGTCACTAGTCCAGATAGGGGCAGCCCTACTTGGTTTAGCTGGCACGTTCGCTATTTTAGGCGTAGCTACGACTTTGTTAACCCCAGCGATTCCCGCAATATTAGGCTTTTCAGCCGCGATCGCACTATTAGGAATAGGTATCGTCGCCATTGGCGCTGGCATTTTAGCACTATCGACGGGTCTAGCAGCATTAGCTGTAGCAGGCACGGCTGGAACAGTAGCTTTGGTAGCACTGGTTACTAGCCTCATAGGTTTAATACCTTTTGCGGCAAAGACCTTAGCCGAAGGGGTTATCGAATTCGCAAATATTATAGGTAAAGGCGCACCTATCATCGCGGAAGCCGTAAAGGCAATTGTAATAGCTATTGTGGATGTGCTTGTTACTTTAACACCGGTCGTCGTTGATGGGGCCCTAACGTTATTGACAAAACTCCTTGAATCGTTCGTGGCCTATCTACCTAAGATAATGAAGCTCGGTGGGGAACTAGTACTTATCCTCCTTAAGGGCGTCAAATCAAACATTAAAGAGGTCGTTCAGTCCGGTATTGACTTAGTTATTAATTTTATCTCCGGCGTAACAAAGAAATTAGGAGCCATCATACAAGCTGGATTTGAATTGATGATCTCTTTCCTTTATGGTCTCGCTGATGCCGTCGAACGAAACGGAGAAATGGTTGTTGATGCGATCCTAAATCTAATAGGTAAAATTGTTCTTCTCATGGCTAAAACGTTACTAAAGGCTGTTGATAAGTTCATCGAGATTGGTGGACAGATAGTGATGGGCCTCGTAAATGGAATAAAAGAGAAGATATCCTCTGTGGTTGAGGGTGTCACAGATCTAGCGACATCTGCTATTGATGCAGCCAAACGCGTACTAGATACTCGTTCACCTTCCGAAGTATTTAAAGAAATAGGCGATAACGTCGCCGCCGGTTTAGCTATTGGTATAGACAAAGGTACTCCTAAGGTTGAAGCGTCATCCGAGAAAATGACTAAGAAGGCTGTTACTGCCGCTGAGAAGGCCGCGGCTAAAACCGCAAAAGAAGCCGAGAAAGCTGCTAAGGACGCCTTTAACGCTTCTGCAGACTGGATCGACGAGCGTAAGTATTATAGCGAATTAAGTTTATATGAAGAACTTGATGCTTGGGAGCGCGTTCAATCTAGATATTTAGAAGGTACTGAAGAGCGTAAGAAAGCGGATCGGGAAGTCTATCGCGTAAAGAAAGAAATAGCCCAGGCCGATGCAGACTTCGCACAAGGGGTTATAGACGTAAGTCGTGACGCTATGGATAAACGAATTCAGTACGAACAAGAATACTATGAAGCATGCAGACAGATTAACGATCAACTTGAGAGAGACATCAGAGACCTCAACGCTCAATACGATCAAGCCCTCGAATCCCGAACGAAGTCTTTATATGATACGTACGGTTTATTTGACAAGATTGAACCGAAGGATGAGGTGCTTG